CTTTACTTGTAATAACCATGCCGTTTATCGGGTCATTTCTACCGTGGACACAAGAGTACGTTATGTTAGGTTGGGAATACGTATCTAACGCACCAGAATGGTACAGCTATACATTTATCGGTGCAATATCCGCATCACTCGGTATTCGTTGGGCAACTAAAATGTTAGGTAAAAAATGACAATAGTAGATACTTTTCGTAAATCTGAACTAGTAGACTCGTTGATTGATCACGAAGGACTAGTACTTCACCAGTATGTAGATAGCGAAGGTTACGCTACAATTGGTGTAGGCAGATTAATTGATCCAGAGAAAGGTGGCAAGATTACAAAAGACGAGGCCATCTACTTACTACACAACGACATAGATGAATGTTCCGCAAGTTTAGACAATAGTTTATCTTGGTGGAGAACTAAGCCAGCAAAAGTACAAATGGCATTGATGCACATGAGATTTCAGTTAGGTATGACTGGTGTTCTTAAATTTAAAAAAACTTTAGCTTTGATACAAGAAGATCGTTTTAAAGAGGCTGCTGTAGAAGCAAGAGATTCTCGGTGGGCAAAACAAACAGCTAGACGAGCTAAATATGTAACGGGGTTAATAGAAGATGCTTGATTTTAAAGAATTAGACCATGAGTTTTTAACAGAAGGTAATCCTGCTGCTGATAAAGAAAATGCAGCAGCTTTAATTCAAAACAATTTAACAGAAGAAGAACAAAATAAATTAAGAGAGATGATGCCAATAGTAGAACAGGCCAGTGCATTGATGTATAAAGCTCAAACTGGACAATTTCCAGAAGATATGGAAATAATGACCCCTACAAATGGGCAAGGAGTAGCCTCTAATGACATGTTGGCTAGTAGGGTACCACAAACTGAAGAAAACGAATCTAACACACGTTCTAAGCCCATAGAAGGCAATATGCCTAGAATTACTCCTAAAACTATGTCTTTGGGAGGTTCTCCTGAAGAATCAGACATCATAACTTTAGAAAATATAAAAAATCAACCCCAATGGTTAAAAAGAGCATTAAATCCAGAAACTAAAACATTAAATAAACAAACGGTTAGGACTGCTGTAGATTACCACCCTGATGGAAACCGTGTAATGCTATATCCATTAATAAGACAATCGGGATTACAGGGTGCACTTAGAAAATATGATCAACGAGACGCACAAAACATAGCTCTTAGAAAGGGTGATTTTATTGTAGTACCATCTATAGAATCTGGAAATGTTTTATCAAAAGAAATTTCTAACAGCATTAGGGATGCAAGAAAAATGGCAACAGGAGGAATGGCTGCTGGTCCTGTAGGAATGGTAGATGCACCCGGAGCAGACGAATCTGGTGTAGCCGATGATGTACCAGCAAAAAGCGATGGATTTGTAATAAACGCAGCAGCTGTAGAACACGCTGGATTAAAAGATATTTATAATATGATAAAAGAAGCAGTGGAATATCTTAATGAAAATGGCATAGATATAGATACAGAAGAAGTTCCTGTAAGTGCTGAAGATATATTAGTATCTAACGGTGAAGTTATTATACCAGATATTATAGCTAGAGTTATAGGATATGACAAGTTAGAAAAAATCAATAACCGTGGTAAGAAGGAAACAGAAGAAAAATTAGCAGCACAGGAAGAGGGAGCTCCTCCAGAAGGACCCCCACCTAATACACCACCGGTATTACAAGACCAAATGGCTGGTCTTACATAGAATTTTAACCTCCGGGTTAAATATAGCGTAGGCTACCCGTTTCTTCAACGGCCCCTACATAAAACAACCGAGGTGGCTACCCTAGAAAAGGCCCCACATGAAGGAAACAAAAATGGCGAAAAAACTGAAGACTACAAATAAGCCCGATACACCCGTTGAAAATGACGGCAGAGAAAATATGTATAAAGGGGCTTATAAAGACGATGTATATAAAGACGATCCAGAAAAACAAGAAGAAGTTGGCACCGTAGAGGCTACCCAACAAGAACCTGAAGGTTTTATGGATGCAAATAATGCAAGTGCTGTTCCTAACAGCGAAGAGGTACCTACTGAAAAACGAGAACATGACTATAAGAAAAGATATGACGATCTAAAGAAGTACTACGATCAGCAACTAAATGAATGGAAGCAAGAAAAAGAAACTCTAGCTGCCCAAGCTAATGTAGCTGAAAAAGTACAAAAAGAACAGGCCTACGCTCCTCCTAAAACTAAGGAAGAACTAGACCACTTTAGAGAAAAGTATCCTGACGTATATCAAGTTGTTGAAACTATCTCTCACGAAATGGCTGACCAAAAAACTGCTGATCTTAAAGCTAAAATTAACGAGCTTACAGAAAAAGAACAGAAGTTGATTGTACAGTCAGCATACAAGCAGCTAACTTCAGCCCACCCTGATTTTAATGAAATCAAGGCTACTCCTGAATTTTTAGCATGGCTTGAGGAACAACCTGCCAGCATAGCGGATGGTATTCGTAAAAACAATACTGATCCAAAGTGGGCAATTCGCACTGTTGATTTATACAAAGCTGATGTGGGTGTTTCGTCAAATAAAACTAAAGCCGTCTCAAATCGTAAATTGGATGCAGCTCAGACAGTATTAAAAACTAAAACGAATCCTACGAGCATAAACTCTGGGAATCAAAAGGTTTGGAAAATATCTGAAATCCAAAGTATGAAACCTTGGGACTTTGAAAAATATGAAGCTGAAATTGATGCTGCTATGAAAGAAGGCAGAATTGATCAATCAGCGTAACTTAAACTAGGGAGGACTATAGTATGGCTACTATGGGAAGAGCTGGTGGTTACAATAACCTAGCGACAGGTAATTGGGCCCCAGCAATATACAGTCAAAAAGTTCTTAAATATTTCCGCAGAGCATCGGTTGCTGAAGCTATTACAAACACCGATTATTCCGGAGAGATTGAGAATTTTGGAGATACTGTAAATATACTAAAAGAACCGACTATTACAGTGGCTTCGTATGCTCGTGGCACAACAGTAAATACACAAGAACTTTCTGATGATCAAATTCAACTAACAATTGATCAAGGAAATTACTTTGCATTTAAAGTTGATGACATTGAGGAAAGACAGTCACATGTTAATTGGGAGGCTCTTGCTACTTCATCCGGTGCATATGCATTGAAAAAGAACTATGATTATAATGTTCTTAAAGCAATTGCAGATGGAGCAGCTACTGACAGTAACTTAGGTACTGCAGGATCTGCTGTTTCTATCAATGCAGTGAACGAAGCAATAAATATGCTAAGTACAGCACAGCAAGTTCTTGATGAAAATGATGTACCTGAAGAAAATCGTTGGTGTGTAGCACCGCCACAATTCTGGACACAAATTAGATTAGCAAAAACTAATGATACACATTCTCCATTTATATTGGATTCTGCGTATACAGGTGAAGGTCAATCTGCTTTGATGAACGGAAGAATAACAAGCAGAAAAATACATGGATTTGATTTATATCAATCCAACACTATGGTAATAGGTTCAGCAGGAACAGCACAAGCTGCGACTTTTGGGCCGTCAACAACATCTGGTGAGATGTATGTTCTATTTGGGCATATGTCTGGAGTAGCAACTGCTTCACATATCGCTAAAACTGAAGTAATACGTGACCCAGATAGTTTTTCTGACATAGTGCGTGGACTTCATGTGTTTGGTAGAAAAGTATTGCGTGGATCTGGATCAGGCTATAAAGGCGTGTTCGCAGGTGTCGCAGACTTTAACACATAATTGGAGGAATGATTAATGGCAACATGGACCGTAACAGGCGGTGGTAGCACAGGTCATTCGGCCAGTGCACCAACCGTTAAAGTTTATAGTGAAATCGTAGACTTTAGCGAATTTACAACAGCAGCATCTGACACTGTAGAAGTGATAGAGTTGCCTGCTAACTCACTAGTTCTATATGCAGGGATGGATTGTTTAACTGCAGATAGTTCTGGTAATTCTAATACACTAGAACTTGGAGATGCAGATGATCCCAACAGATACGTTGCGGCATCAGCACCAGCAGCAGGAATAGAAACTACTCTTGCAAGATCTGGCAGTTCTACATCTAGTGCTATAGGATGGAACTTTTATGCAGCAGCTGATACTATTGATATAAAATCTGCAGCTGGTGTAACAACTACAGCAAAAATGAGAGTTTTCGCAGTCGTGGCAGACTGTGATGGACATGGAGACAATGAAAGTCAAAATGTAACTTTTGCTTAAGACAATTTGGTGGGGGAGGTTAAAAACTCCCCTG